TTCAATTCTGCATTCATAATTTCTAGTTATTAGTAATTGTTATCTGAGAGCAAATATATACATTATTCTTTAATATACAAGCGTTTATTTAAAATAAATGTAAAATAAAAATAACCAAACTATTAATGAGGTTATTTTCAATTAGTTATAAATAACATTTAAATACATTTAACACTTTCTCGCTTACTGGCATCTTATAAATAATGAATTTATTATAAGTTACTCGATTGATACTTTCTAAAACTTTCTCACGTAATGGAGATTTTGACTTCAACCCTACTATTATTCTTTGCTGAAATTCAAGTGCGACAAAGCTATTTCTAACCTCGTCACACTTTTGTTGATCTACTAATAATTTCAAAATGGTAAATCTTTTGGATCTTCTAAAATTGTATTCTCAACCTTAACATCATTTGTAATTTGTTCGATTTTCCAACAATCTAATGTTAGAAAATTGCTAACTATCTGAGTAGTTGGGTTTGTCCAGTCTCTACCATTAAGGTTACAGTGAACATTAACCTCGTCATTTACTTTAAACTTATCTAATAAGCTACATTTGTCTTTAGTAACTTGCACTTTATAAGTGTTTGGATATTGATCCGTTGTTACAACCTTAAATTCTCTTTTTGAAAATGATTCACTTACTACGATTGTGTCGTTTATTCCTACAATCTTACCTTTAATTTCAATGTTCATACCTATTTATATTTATTTGTTTGTTAATATACTCCTCTATTGTTCCTGCTGTATCGATATAAAATGATTCTTTACGTTCATTTATACGATAGTTTTTACTTTCCTTAAAGCATCGGAATTGCAAAAATACTACAATTCCGATAACTCCTGGTAATAATACTTTAAACATTTTTAACCATTATTGAAGACTTGCTAAATGTTATGATAGGTCTTTGCAATACCTCACCCGTTGACTCATCTAAGCTAGATACTTTTGAAAGTGCAACTTGTTTATATTTTTCCTCAATTTCTTTCAAGTTATCCTTAGCAATTTTCCATTCCTCAATATCTGAATAGTCAATCATTCTACGTCCTTCAACTTTGGTAATCATTTTAGATCCATATTTAAAACTTTTTTCCGTACGATTTTCCGCTTCTTCAATTGCTAGTTCTTGAACATCTCTATTAACTTTATCCGCTATGTCTTTTACTTCCTTAGATATAGTATAAAGACTCAAAGCATCTAGTTCTCCATTTCTAACTGCATTTACCATCATTTCAAAATGGTCTTGTAGTGTTATAACCGTAGCTTCGGTAACCACACTTAAATGAAAAGGTTTTTCAGTTGGTGTGTTTTCCCAATATGCTTGTTGATCTCTGTCGATGTCGTTTAAATTTTCCATTTTATTTGCTTTTTTTTATTTCTGTTTTTACTTGTTGCCAATATTCTTTTCTTTCTATATCATGAGACCAATATTCATCTAATATCTCATCTACTGCAATTATAGCACATTTTTCAGCATTATGATATTCGTTTTTAGCACCTTTTGCTTCATAATCCCAATCTGTTGTAAATGCATAAATTCTAAATTTTTTAACTAACTCTTTTGCTTTTTGTTCTGGTATCATATTATTTAGTGTTAAAATTCATTATTTCTTTTCTTACCTCTTGATAAAATTGTAAAACATTATTTGAGTAAGTATCTTCGCATTCATTTAAAATAAATAATATTTCATCAACAGCAAATAAAGCACAAACACAAGCCCCTATTATATTTTTTTCCCATACTCTTTTATCTGGATGAAATAATATAGCTTCTTGACTAAATTTATCAACTAATTGGTTTGCTTTTTCTTTTGGTGTCATCTTATTTGCTTTTTTCGATTAATAATTTTTCTATTTCGTTACTTACATTATACTTTGCTTTGATCTGTTCAATCGTTCCTTTGCCCTCTTTTAAAGCATCTACGCAACGGATAAAGTTAGTTGAACCAACTTGTAAAACTTCTTTAACTATTGGTTGTGGTTGGCTTGCTTTTTGTCCGTCGTCGTCGTCTGCTTGTAAACTCATTAAACTTTGCAAAGTATAACGTCTATAATAAGTAACTTGACTACCCAAAGCCTGTGCTGTTAAATTTGGGCTTAAGTCAATTGCACTTTCTACCATCTCAAATGTTTCAATGTCAATTATCTGTGTGAATACCTTACCGTCTTTAATAGGTTGTAACATAATTAAACCTTTCTCTAGTAGTATCGGTTCAACCGCTTCAATTAATGCGTTTAAATCGGCATAAGTATTTTTGAAATGCGGATTAGTTTTTGTTTTCTTAACTACTCCAATTTCTTTTTTAGCCTCGTGTATTTTTGCGTAAATTTTCATAATTGTTCTGATATTAAAAGTTTAATGTAATCTATTTTGTCAAAAAGTAAGTCCAGAATGTCAACTTCGCTATCTTCTAGCTTAATACTATCAACCCAAAAGTTTCCGTTAAGGTTTAAATACTCCTCTTCAAATGTTGGGGCCGTGAACTCAATTTCACACCTCAATTTTAATTCTCTAAATACTACTGTAATTTCCATAATTTTAGTTGTTTAAAAATTCTTCAATTTTATAATCTAATCTTTCAGCAATTAATTCATTTTTTGCTTCACCTTCTAAGTCACTCCATTGATCGAATAACTGGCTATCAGTTGTGAACACTTTGAACATTTGCCCATCTGTAAACTCAATGTTAATTGTCCATTGTCCATACCCTTTGCGAGTGAATTCTGTGTTGTAAATCGTTTTCATAATAATTTGTTTTAGTTATATAGGACAAATATACAAACTCTTTTTAAATAAACAATAGTAAATTTAAATTATTTTAATTAAAAAAAGCGAGATAGTTTTAATTACCTCACTTTTAATAACTTAACTAAAAACTAAATATTATGAGTTATAAAGATAGTTATTTTATTGACAATATTTGTTTTCTATTTGTCTTTTTTTCGGTATAACTAATATGCACCCACTCACCTCCATACTCCCAGATTAATTGATCAAAATCTAAATTAGCTTTGCACCACTCAAATAGTTTCTTATTTTCCTCAATAGAACCGCCGTCCATATCGATTGCTTCACCTTTGCAATGTTGACTTGATAAACTACCTTTAACAGCTTTATTGAGCTTAGATCCTCTGTAAAATGAATTAATCTTAATAGGTTTTTTATACCATTCTCTTAATGGTTCAAAGCATTTTTCAGCAACTAGTTTCATACAAGCTAAATGTTCATCTGTTGGTATGTTATCTATGCTTAATCTAGTAGCCGTAGCACTAAATGTAGCTTCTTTAAGACTTATATGTTTGCTAATCATATTTTGGTAAGTTTAGCAATTGCCGTTGCTGTAGCTCCGATCGTAACCATTACCCCACCGATAACCGCAGTAGCAGGTACTGAAATTAAACCTGTCCCAATTAAACCAACAATTATACCTAAGTGTATAACTTTCTTAAAAAAGTGAGGTGTCTCAGCATTCCATCGTTTATTTATCTCTCTCATTATTATATTGTTTTTAATTTATTTTGATATGCATTACTTGCTTCTTCTTCATTATCAAAGTAACCTAAATGTACTTGTTTTAATCCAATTTTAATATATGCTCTCCATTTTTTATTAGCTTTAAACCAATATACTCCCGTAAAATTTGAAGTTTTATTTTTTTGGTCTTTACTTGCGTTTTCTCTTTGAGTTATAATTTGTAAATTATCTATTCTATTATTTAATGAATTATTATCTATATGGTCTACAACTAATTTCATTCCATTAGGATTATGACCTAAAAAAGCCATAGCGACTAATTGGTGGGGCTTATAAGTCTTTCTAGTATTATTTTTGTTAAGACTTACAGTATAATAACCATTCTTATCTTTTGCTAATCTTAATAATTTTTCTTTTAAATAAAATGGAAATTTACCTTTATTTAATTTTATCCTTTGCAAACTTTTAATATTACCTAAATTACTTACTTCATAAATTCCTTCATAACTAGGAACTGCTCTAAATTCTTCTACCATTGTTTTTTACGTTTTTATTCACGTTGTTAAAAAAGAATGGAGCAGGAACGTGAACCTTTTGCATAAGACCGCTAAGTCTTAACTCCTTTATAAAGATACTAATTATTCACTTAACATCCTACCAATTTCATCTGTTTGGTATTTAAATTCTTTATAATCAAAGTTTAAATGATTACTTTCTTTTACATAATCAATGCCAATATACCCAACAAATTTATTATCTGTAAATATAGGAGCTATCATTAATGATTTTATACCTTGATTTTTTAGTGATATTTTTGTCGCATATTCTTTTATTTCATCAACGTCTGAATAAACCATTCTACAAAGCATAACCTCTTGAAGAAATGTAGGGAAAAGACTTGTAGGTAAATTTTGTAGGTTTGAATTTACAAAAGAAATACCTCTATTACACACCTCGTTGGTTAATGACTGATGGTTTTTATGTTTACCATCGTAGAACGAAACACCGTTGTGGAATCTAAAAATATATGCCCTATCCGCTTTATATTTGAACATTAAATTATTTAACATTTGTTGAATTAGTACATTGTCCGTGACATCCTCTTTAATTGGGTCGTTTTCAATTTTATTTTCAACTACCTTAGTTATTAAGGGTTGGTATGAATAAAGCACTAACCCCACGAATAGAAGGATTAGAGCTATATTTTTCATTTTGCGTAGTTCTGCTAGGATTAACTTAATATTATTCATTATGTAAAAGGATTTTCAATTATTTTAGGAAAATATTCCGACAAATTTAAAGTGTGAATAAATTGTAGATCTAAATTTAATTCGTCAAGATACCATAGACCTAGACAATAGTAGTACTCAATTTCTGAAATTACCCAATTATCATTTAAATCTTGAATAGGATTGAAAAAACTATCTTGTTCAAAAGTTTTTCCAATTAATATATCTTTCTGATCTGTTGTTAAAATTGCTATCATACTTGACGAGATAAAGTTGTTTGCATATTTTGAACTAAATTGTAAAAAGCTGTTGAATCTGTATTAGATAAGCCACTACCAATAGAAGCAAAAGCTTGCTCTCTAGCACTAAATAGAGATCCACCATTAATGTTTAAACTAGCTAAATACACATTAAAAGTATCAGGAGTAGAACCAGTGCCTACATTTGCGGTATTAGTGTTGAGAATTGTGCCATTTCTAATTATTTTATTACTTACATTGCTTTCTCTATTTGCTATAAAAAAACCAATTGATGGATTAGAAGAAAAATTAGCAGCGTATTGCGAAGATATATTAGAAAACCCATATATACCTGAAAGATTTAAATCAGCAGAAAGTGTTAAATTGTTCAATACGCTAACACCTACATCAACCCCACCTCTTATTTGTGTTCTTGTGTATGCGGATAAATGAACATTTAACATTGAGGGTAAGTTAATTGAAGGCTTAAAAAAAGTATCTGCAGAAGCATTAACTCCATTTGGCTTGTACCCAGTAGAAGAAAATGTACCTCCGCCAAAAAATTGAAGCCTAAACGCAACATCTAAATCTCTAGCATCCATAAAGTTATACTTACAAGTTGTGCTAGTTCCCCCAACCATTGGATATATAGCATACATTTTAGTGTCTAAACTATTTGAAATTAATCCTAAATCAAAAGTATTTAAAGCACCCAAAATAGTTACGTCAGTTATTCCCGTTGCACTTGCGAAAGCGGTTGTTCGTGCGGTGTAACTAGATACAACCGCCCTATTCATACTATTTATTAGTCCGTAGTACATTATGCTTGAATATTATAACCGATTATATCAAATTTGCTATCTGTACTATTGTAGATAATCCCTAAGTACATAGTCTTACTAATTACCGTTGTTGTCGGTAGTGTTACTCCTATCGCTCTATAATTAGTGTCAAATGCTATTGTTCTAGCAGTTGCGTTGTCTTTAATACGAATCATTAAGGCTTGACCCTCTGTAAATGTTCCCGTTGGATTTGCTAAGGTTAAACCAACCGCTTGTGCAGTAATAATTACTAAATCGTTTGTAGAAGTTGGTGTTACTGTTGCTGAACTTGTTACTGTTTGAACTCGTGCATTTAAGAAAGTTTGGTCACCTGTATTTGTTCCACTTGTATTACCTATAACAGTTAAATTAGCATCCGTTACATATCTTTTATTTAAGCTGTCTGCAATATCCGCTGTTGTTATTGTTTGTAAAACCCATACAGCAGTCGCAGTTGTTGTATCTGTACAAATATATAGACTACCATCGTCTAATATCCATCTACTACCAACAATAAAACCTTTTGTGTTGTCATCTGTAGCACCAGGTGTAGTTGTGAAATTGTGACTTACTTCTCTAATTGTTGTACCACCATCACCCATTACGTATAAACGACCAGCTTCCCATTTTAACTCATAACCAACTGAGCAAATCTGTGCAATACCTTTAGCACCACCGTAGCCAGCGTCAATTGTACCCTTTCGTAATGTCGAAGTATTATCGAATAGTACACCAACACCGCCAGTAAATTGAATATTATCAGTAGTTGTATTTCCAACCGTTGTAACGTCTTGTAAATCTTGTGCTACAACTCCACCCAAAAAAGTTTCAACTAAAGGCGGAACTTGTGCTGTTAAATAAGTATCAACAGCCTGAGTAGTTGGATAAAGTGTGTCGTTTATTGTTGTAAAATCAGTTACTTTATTAGTTACGTCTTCTGCACTTAACGACTCCAATGTTTGATCGCCTGTGTTTATTCCGCTTAAATTGTCAAGTTTTACTTTATCCGTAGCATTAAGTAACCCAGCTTCCTCAAAATTAGCTTCTGGCAATGTGACATCTGCACCCGTTGAGCTTTCAATTTTGAAACTATATGGAGTTTTCGTAGATAAACTTAAATTAGTTGTACTTGTTAAACCAGCATCAATAAAAGCTCTAATTTCAGCAACCGTTGTTTCGTTAGTTCCGCCCTCATCTAATATAGTATCTTTGTTTTTTTCGTGAGCTAAAACAGAAGGGAAAATATCATTCCATTCAAAGCTATCAATAGTCGGTGCAACACCAGTGCTTTCAGTTGTTGCAACCCATAAACGACCGTTATAAGTAGCGTATTCGCCAGTTAAATAGCTTGTACCTGAATTAAATGTTAACGTTGGATCACTAACATAATTATTAGCTAATAAATCATTGTAGATTTTGATTATATTTTGATCAAATTCAGCACTCGTAAGTGTGTCTTCTTTATTTATTAACGGTGCATTGTCCGTTTGTCTTAATATTAAATTATCACTATTCATTAGCTCCCTATATTTCTAATTTTTATACCATTTGTAAAGTTAGCATTTTTATCGCACTTAAATAGTGGATAAGTAGATTTATTTCTTTCTAAATATTTCTTAATATTTTCCTCGCAAAATGTAGCTCCTGAACGTGCTTGAGATACTAATCTACTAATTGTTTTTTCTTCTACTTTGTCACTATATTGGTTTGTCTTGTGAACTAATCCAGTTGCTGTAGATATTACATTAGAATTAGCTAAATACCTTGCGTAAGTTGAATAAACTAAATACTGTTTTATGCCGTCCAAATAATACACCTCATTTTGGTAGGTATATTGACCACCGTTAAACAATAAAGGGTACTTAACTAGTGAGGGTAAAGCCGAAAAGTCTGCTATTAAATCTAAGTAAAAAGCATCGCCAATTAATTCCCTTAGATCAAAGTTTTGAGATTCTAAAATATGGGGGGTTAATTGCTTAATTTCATTAACATTCAAAGAAATTGACTTAACCGCCTGAATATTTGCGAGTGTTATAAGTTTTGTTGTTATCATAATGTCAACATTTGATTAGTTTGTTCATCACTTAAGCCAAATAATACCTTCAATGTGCCTTGTTTTTGTGAAATTGTAAGGTTTGGATCAGCTAAAATACTAGTTAAGGCTTGCGTACCACCGACACCCAAAGTAACTGCTAACAAAGTAGTATCCGCCTTTAAATCAGTCGCTTCTTCATCTCCATTTGCTATACGAATTTCATTTTTAGTATAGTATGATAGGTATTCAGGTGCAATTGCTTTGCTATATTTCAAGGGCAAAATAGAATAATCATTTGATGGGCAAATATTGTAATAATAATTGCTAAATATTTCAGTTAAAATTTCTTCAACTACTAATCTGTCATCACTTGTTATACCATTATAATAGTCGAATGCGTCGCTAATCTCTTTTGACGTTCCTAAACTACCAGCCACACGTAAAAGTAAAACGGGAGGTATCAAAAACATTTTAATTATTGCATCTCTAGAACTATTTTCAGTGTATTCATAAAGACCGTCGTAATTTTGAATGTCTAATTTTTTCAGTTCAATTTCTTCTTCGTTGCTTTCACGTTCAATTACCATGATACGTCCAGCGCCCTCACCACCCTGAAATGCTCGCATATTTTCATCAAATAATTCCGCATCTTTATCACTTTCTGTTTTACCCATTACCAATAAATGACTAGCCAAAAAGTTATCCGTTGCCGTAGAATGTTTGAATTTTTTTAGTTGACCTTCCGTTAACATGTCTTCCAATACTGCATCAAAAGGAGCTAATGGATATTCGTTCATTGGTGAATAGTAGATTTGACCTTTATAATTTTCCCAACCGCCAGCTTCTTCAACCTCTAGTTCTACATTTGCAGGATTGTAAGGATTAATGTAAACAATATCAGTCTTATCAAACTTTTTGTGTTTAGTCATTCCCCAATCGTCGTACACTTCAATCATTCCATAACGTGAATCACCCTCAGGAACTAAACGACAAAATTCAAACGGTATTAAACTAACTTCTCTTTTTTGGTAAAGTCCGTTATAATTAACGTGAATAGCAACTCCGCCAAATTTACCGAAATCTTTAACTAATTTTCGTACAAACTTATCAGTAGTTTCACCCTTAGAATTTATCTTACTTTTATAGAAATCGGTATCTTTTAACCCGCCACCAAAAACAAATTTTTCGTATAATTTTAAACAAGTTTTCGCAGTTCCTGAATCATTGACAATATCAGTTACCCTTTGCGGATATTTATTATCAAAGTCGTATTTCTTTACAAAAAAACCAATATTATCAATAACATCAATCCTTTGCGTGACCTTTTGGGCCGTAGATTTAACTTTCGCCATTACTATTTACGTTTAGCCCTAGTTTTCTTAACTAACTGAATTACTTCTTTAATTTCTTCAGCTAATTCTTTAACGTCCTCAACTATACCAACTATTTTTTTCCAATTCTCAGGAACTTTATCAAAAAACTTAATCAATACTGGATTGTGCTTAAGTGCTGAAATACATTGTTTATCAGTTGAATGTTCTGTAATTGTATCAACCCCGAACGACATGATAACCGCTCCTTTTTTAACGTGAAATTGTTTTTCCATTTTTTCTATTATTTTATTTGTTATGTTTGGACGTTTTAGTGCGAAAAATAAGTCTTCTATACATTCGCACTTTTGAGCCTTATTTAGACTTATTCCAAATAAGGTAATGTTTAATTTATTAGCTTCTTGCCATTCCGTAGATAGATGGTTTCCCCTCCATATACTTTTAGTTTTTTCGTAGCTTAAAACTTTGTCAATTTCGTTTTGCATATCTTAAAAAAAAAGGGTATCAAATAAATGACACCCTTAAAATTAATCAAAATTTTTGAATTTACAATAAACTATCTACAACCGCTTTAGACGCTGCATAAGAAGTAATAAATAAAGAGTTCGGTAAACGAGGTTCTTTATTATTAATTGTAGTAAAAGTAAAATCAAACGCTCCTTGAGTATCCGCATTGTTTGGGTCACGTTCCAAAACTGACATTTCAAGTCCAGTTGTTAATCCGTATATCTCAAATGAAGCATTACCAGCAACACCTTTAAAATAGTTTTCTGTTATAATAACAAAACGTCCATCCTTCATTGAGTTAAGTTGTTCTTTAATCTCTGGCGAAATATCAAAACCTTTCATCATAACAGAATGATCAAACATATTGTTGAAACCAACTTTAACCATCGAAGCTTTCGGGGCAATAGAGTTATTTTTACCATCAATTTGATAAGCTAATTTACCAGCCGCTAAAACGATGTCCTCTACCGTGTTTATATTTACAGCGTCGAAAACTAAAGATGAAATGTCATCAAAGTTAAATATTACTGCTCTGTCACGAGTACCACCTTGCATAGGAGTATCACAACTTATTAAAATGTTTGAAGCTATAGCTCCACATACTACTGACATATTTTTATTTTTTTAAAGTGAGTAAAAAAAAGGGAGGTTTTACGCTCCCCTTAATATTTAGTAAGCAACTTGAATTTCGTAATCCAATACTACTTTTGCATCGATATTAAAAGCAAAATCAATAAAGTTTTTCTTAGATTTCTTATCGTTGAAAACATCCATTCCAGACATTGCAGTTACTTCTTCAGTACCAACTTGTAAGTTTGTAGGAGTAACTAAAATAGCTCTGTGAGGTAAATGGTAAACAGTTCCATTTGAGTAGTAAGAACGGATAATTCTGTCCCAAAGATTGAAAGAATAAACCTCAATACCACCAGACTTAAGCAAAGTAATACCATTTTCTAATCTTTCAGTTGTGAAAGCTACGTTATAAGCTAACAATTCTCTTTCGTATTGATCAGCAACCGATTGAGTAACTACATAAACCAAACCAGCTTGTTCTCTTAATCTGTAATCAGCACCGAAACGCATATTTTGTAAAGCGTTTGAAACAACTTTGTTAGTTGTATCCGTAGACGTGAATGCTTGAAGCGCAAATGACGCTTGTCCATTTCTAGAAGCCAAATCAGTTGTTTTTCTAGTTGCATCAGCAGTTACGATAGCGAAAATTTGTTTCCAAAAACCATCAATTTTATTGAAATAAGCTAAGTCAGTTCCGTTAGTTATAACACCACCGTCAACAACATTTTCAGCTGTAGTATCTCCAAACCATGCAATTCTGTAGATAGCTTCTTGAATAGCATCAGTCACCAATTCTTCAACAAAATTCAAGAAATCTGTACCTGTTAAATCGTATTTTTCAATTCCTTTTTTAGTACCGTATAAAAAGAAAGTTTCTTTCAAATCTGACCAACAACTTTCGAAACGATCAGAAACAACTGCAGGATTCCAAAATTTCTCTGTGTTTACAATTGCGTTAGTTGCTGAAGTTGGATCACAAGAACCAGTTCCTTTACCTACTAATCCATTCAATCTACCCAAGATTGCAATTTGTTTTTTAGCTACAATTCCATTTACTACTGAATGAAATTTTGTTAATTCAGGTTTCGAAAAAGCACTTTCAAATACCGCTTCTGATACTGCTTTAATCTCTTCTCCGTTGAACGTTAAGTCCGTTACATCTATTAATGCCATGTTTACTATTTATTTATTATTTGTTTTTACTAATTAATTTTCTTTCTTTCATTTGTTCTTTGATAGTCTTAGGAGTTTCAATTTCTCTAAAAACCGTCGCTTGTGCAGGAGGCGTATAATTACTCCCAACTTTTGCTAGTTCTTCCATTTTAGCCACTACAGTTTCAGCAACACCATTTGCTTTATCTAATTCCAATTTTAACGCTTCAATTTCAGCTTTTAAACTTTCATTTTCTGCTGTTAAAGCGTCCATTTCTTCTTGCGTAGGCATTGCAGAAAGTTCAACTTCCAATTCTAGTTCAGGTGCTTCAGCTTCCATGTATTCAGAAACTAGACCGTCAAGAATAACTATTGTAGCACCTTCAAGAGTTAAGTAAGTACCGTCTGTTGGAACTGTACCGTCTTCCAATAAAACTGCATCTCCAACTTGAATGTCATCAAATGGTAATTCTAAATTACCCTTATCCGTTTCAACCATCATTGCTAATTGGTTACGTTCAACCGTAGCAACAATTTCTTCACCTTTTAAAATCGACATTGCTAAGGCAACACGCTCCATTAATGGTTTCTTCATATTTGTTTGTTTTTGATTATAAATTAGAGCCACCGCTCTTTGTTGCTGTTTTGGAACTATTGCACTTGCAAAATTCAATTTCAAACATTGATCAGTTGTTAATGAAGTTTCAATTTTCATCAAACCACTCAAAGCTTCTTTACTAACACCAGTAGCTTTTGAATAGTTGTTAATCATTTCACTTTCAGTTTCCTTAATATTTTTCGACATTTCCTCAAGTGCCGAAGCATCGCCGGTTACATTCATTAAGAATGGATTGTGAATTATGTATGCCGTTCCTTCTTGAATAAATCGGTTATTAAGTGGAACTGATAAATGTATTTCAGTTGCTATCGAAGCGCAAAGATTTTCGGCTATTGTATTCACATTACCTAGTGAAGAAAGAAATTGAGCAATTGAACGACCTACCTCAACGTAACCACCTTCACTATCAATATGTACATTAATAGTGTCAACCTCACCAAGTCCTTGAACTTGCGAAACTACATCAATTAATTCAACACCCATTTTGGTAACTATACTATTTTCATCGTATGAATTACCAATTTGACCTTTTATATAGACATTCCCTATCATATTGTAAATTTAAGTTATTGTTTTTGTGTTAATTTGACTTTAAAACGTCAAAGATTATAAGTAATAATTGACCGCTATTTCAGGATAATAAGTTTCTAAGACATTAAATATCTCAGGTTTGTGAATTTCAATTTCACCCACCAAAGTTTCTTCAATCGTTCCGACTATTGTATCATCGTGACCATACAATAACAAGTCTTTTAAAGCTAAATTAGTTGGTGACAATTCATAATAAAATGTTCCGTTATGATTGTCTACTATTCTGTGAATTTCTACGTTAAACTGTTCCATAATTTATAAAGCATATCCTATTAAATGTGACCATTGAGTAACCGTTGCTAATGCACTTGCTCCGTTTGTTCTAATTGATTGACACGCTAATAAAGTTGTTACGTCTGGCAAGTCAGTTGAAAGTGTTCCTTGAGCTGTAATTCCTGTTTCTCGATTTGTTATTCTATACTTTACCTCCGTTGTGTTAGGTTCATTGTATAAATCAAAAAAGTAAAAAGCATTTAACGAAGCTCCAACCGTTCTATTTGCGGGAAAATCACTACCCAAATCTATTTGACTTGCCACACCACTTGCATCGTTGTAAAATATCTGTAGGTTTAAATCACTTGCATCACTTCCCACACCAATAAAGTTAACCAAACTTGAAACATCAACTAAATTGTTTATCGTACTTAGTGTACTTGTAGGTAGTAATCCGTGAAATTGTTTAGCACCAGTCACAAAAGAAGCGTCTTGAATACACCAACCAACTGAAAAGCTGAAACCTTGACCAACTGAATATCTTAAAGATGCAGTCCTAATACTAGCTTTTGACCCTGCGGTTGAACTTGTCGGAATTTGCGTTCTAATTGTACGTGTTAAATTGTTTGTATTTGTTATTGAAACTCCTGAAGCCGTACCACTTAATGCGGCTGTTGAAACGTTGCCCAACACTGAAAATGTAGCCGAACCATTATTTGAATAATAACCTCCCGGAATATCACTTGCCGAATGTGAGGGAATAAACGAACCACCAACAACTGAAGGCTGTTTATTTTCCCAAAGTAAAGTTGAACTATTGTATTGAATTATGTCGTTATTTGCTAATGTGCCACTATCAATTTTAACATTGTGTAACTCATCTAATTCATATCCATTATCTACTTTTACAAAGATTGTTCCTTGCGTAATGTGTGCCGAAACAACATATCCAATTATAATTAAATGATTGGGTGCTATTGGTTTAATATTAGTTATATTTCCAGCTGTTGTTGGGCTTAAATAAACAATATCTCCATCTAGCCAAGTTTCACTTTGTAAAGAACCAGTTGTATTAATGCCCCTAACTAATCCACTTGTAGTTATAAAACCCTCTTGATTATTTAAAATATTTTCTGTTACAAGTCCAATTGTTTCAGCACTTAATAAATCATTTGTCGCTTGTGCCAAGTCAACTTTCAATCTTTGCCCTTGCGAACCTGTTACCCTTACGGCTTGATAATTTGCTTCTGATAATGTTACATTTGTATATGTTTTATTTACTACTCTTAAAACTTGCTCTTGACCAACTTGCAAAGTAACATTGCCACCTTTTAATTTTAAATCTAACGTTCCGTCAGTATCATTCCATACCATTGATCCAACCGTAGTTGGTATATCAGTAGGTGTATTATCAAATTCTAAGTTGCCTAATTGAACACCAAACTCACCCAAATTAACATCACTTGTCGCACCCGTATATGGAACTTTTGTAGTCCATTTAGTAGCATTCTCAAATGTCGAAGGAGTTAGATACTTATCTGTTAATGTACCAGTATTTACCTCGCTTTGTGTTGCCGTTGTTGGTGCATCTATATACTCCCAACTTGTACCATTTGAGTAATATAAACCATTTGATTTATAAGTCCCTAATATTCTATATCCTTGTGTACTTGAAACCCAATAGAAATCGTTTGAAACTAGTGTTGCATCTGGCAAACTTGCATAATTTGAAACAGTATTTATAACTGTTCCTGCCCCACTACCTCCTGAGGCTGGGTTAAAACCCGTGTTTTCAGCGTACCAAAGTTCAAAAGCCGAAACACTAGCATAAGCCGTTCCATTCTCTTGAGTTAATTCACTAAATGTTACATTGTTTACACCTAAGTCATCTGAATAGATACTATAAGTTTCGTTTGCGACATTTGTTTTTGTAATCTTAACCTCATTTGCGTGGTCTTGTTTAATATCTCCACTAGCATTTACTAGATAAATGTAGTTCCCTTTTTTGTAGATTTTCATTGTTCAAATCGTTTAATTATTCTGTATACTATTCTTTCACTAACTCCAAAAACATCAGAAACATCTGTAATAGATTGAGTTTTTTTAACTCCCTTTTCCATTTGAAATTGGTATGCTTTGTAAATTTTAAACCAAGTTAGTACGTTTACAGAAATTAAACCTGAACGTAGTAAGTCATGAAGCTCACCGCTATCATGTAATTTTTCTAGTAATTTTATAGACATAATATAAAGGTACTAAAAATTTGCTCTATTTTCAACCGTTGCCAAATTTCCTTGAGCGTCGTTTATATCCTGAACAATAACAACTGGCTTCGGCATTAATTCAATCATTCTAAGCAATTGGTTTTGAGCATTCAATTGATTGTCTAAATTGTTTGATAAACTACTCGCCACCGCTCCACCGTTTTGAAATTTAATTGCTCCACCGTTTGCCATTAAAGGTACACCGCCCGTAGCCATATTAATGTTAGATAATTGACTAATTAACGGAGTAGCTCTTTTGTTTAGAATAAAAAAACTTTCATCTTTTTCAACCTCAATTTGCGTACCGTCACTAAATACTCCTTTCGTGCCACCGTTCGCATGACTATTTCCACCAAATAAACCACCTTTTGCAAACTTAGGTGTAGGTTGACTAGCAATTAACCCAACTTGAACTGCTCCTAAAACACCAGCTAAAATAGATAAAGGTACATTAGGCAAAGAAGCCGTTACACTAACCGCTGTATTCATTATTGCTTTAATTATATTAGCTTGTTTTTCCTTTTCAAATGCTTCTTTTTTTAGTTTACTTTCAGTCGCTTTGAATTCAACGTCCATTGCACTCTTTTTAACATCATATTCAGCTTGCGTTATTAAATTAGCATCTAATTGAGATTGTAATTGTTTTTGATTTTCATCGTTCTTATTTTGTTCCGCTAGTAATTCATTTGCTATTCTATTTTGTGTTATTTGTGAAAGTGCATCCGTCAATTGAGTAGCACTTTGTAATGTTATTTCTGCTGTTTTTTGTGCTTTTAATTGTTCTTTTGTTAATGTTTTTTCAACATCCTTTTCATCTGTTTTTTCCTTTTCTTTTAATTCTTCATTTTGAATTTTTTTAGTTTCTAAAGCTAATTTTGAATTTACAGCATCCGCTTCAACACCTACTAATTTATTTAACTCAATTTCTAGTTTTGCATTTTCTTGAAGAACTTTAATTTTTTCGTTTTGATAATCTAAAAAAGCCTGTTTTTCATTATCTGTACCTTTTGATTTAAGATAATTTAATTCAGCATTTATTAACCCTATTTCTTGCTTTGCTTTACGTTCGCTTTCAACTTTAGCCTTGTTTAAATTTTCGGTATCTTTTAATTGTTGGTTTTCTCGATCTTTTTGTTTATTGTCAAAATCAATATTTATTTTATCAATTTCTGTTTGGTTATTTATCTTTAATTGAGCTAATAATTTAGCGTTCCCTTTTGCATCATCTTGTTCACGTTTATAATTTTCTTCTTGCCTAGCTATTGTATCGTTATAAATGTCTAAGTCTAGTTGAGTTAATTTATTATTTTTTTCTTCTTGAATTTTTAATAATTCTTCTACATTCCCTTCTGCTGTATCTTCCAAGTATTTATAATGGGCTTCAATAATTTTAGATTGATTTTCATTTTTTAAATCTTCATTGTCTAAAATCAAATCTTTAATTTTATAAGCAAGTGCTAAACGGTCTTCTTCTGCTTTTTTATTGTCTGCTAATATTTTTTCATTATTAGTCTTATTTTCATCACGAATAGCATTATTAGTTTCAATGATTAAATTAGTTCTTTTATCCTCATAAAGTAAATTTTCATTATACAAATCAATAAATGACTTTTCGGCATCTTCTTTTTTATCTTCCAAATCATTTTTTCTATCTTCATTCCCTTGTCTTTCAGCTATTGCAATTTGTTCTGTTAAATCACTAGATAATTTATTAAACGCTTTTTGTTCTTCAATTTGTTTTTTATTCGTTTCGCTTAAATGTCTTAATTTTATCTTACCTAATTCTTCAGCACTTTTTCCTTCTAACTCCGCTCTTTTTAATTCTAATTCTTGACTTCTTTCTAGTGTTTTTTGTTGTGTTTTAATCGTTTCAATATTTCTTTCTAATGCTTTTGTATGCTTATCTTGTGCTTTAACCGCCTGTTCTGCTGAATAATCACTCCACATTTTTAAAGCACCTACAATTGCAACTATAGCTCCAACCATTAAGAATAAAGGATTTGCTAAAATAGCTTTACCTAAACTAAGTAAAGAACTACCCATATTTTTTAAGCCACCAATAACCTCTTTAAATGTCATTCCCTTAGAAATAACAGCCATTTGTTTCATCTTTTCCGAAACTCCAGCAAAATCTAAGTTCATTAAGTCATCCTTAACAAGACCTAAATTGTTGGATAGTTTTTCAAAGCCTGTTCCACCACTCGAAGCCTTAACATTCTCGTTAACCTCTTTAATTTTATCACCTAAAACCCCCGCTTTCTCGCTCGCTTGTTGGTATTCCTTAGAACCCGCATCTAAGCCAACCATTTGAGATTTAAGGTCTTTTAATTCGGCTTTTAACCCTCTAATACCTTTGTCATAATTACCTACCTCACGTTGGTTGTCTCCGTATGCTTTTTCGCTATTTTTTAAACTTTCATTTAAATCGTTTACCTCTTTGTTTAATTGCCTTCCACTTTCGGTATTTGCAATTTGATCAGCTGTTAAATTTCTTAAAGCAACCTTGCCAGCACTTAGGATGTCCGCTTGTTCTTTTAATGTTAGATTTTGCTTATTGCCTAACCTTTCATTTATCTCAATTGCTTTACTAGATTGATTTAATATTGCATTTTGTGCCTTAATTTCAGCACTTAATTTTGCATATTCCGCCGTGCCTTGCTTATTTTCGCCTCTTAAAATAGCTTGTTTAGTCTTTAGTTCTTCTAATTTCTTTGAAGCTTCTTCACTATTCTTTTTTAAGTCTCCAGTATCTAATTTAATAGATAATAATACTGTTTTTTCTTCACTCATATCTCTATTATTTCACAACTTGTTAAACCGCCTTTGTAATTTTCTATTTTATTAATGTAAAAGTAACCACTTATATTTAAGTCTGGTCTTTGAATCTGAATAGGAATGCTAAAATCTAGATCTGAAATATCATTAACATCTAATTTAGCAACTATTTTAAGCACTTTTGGAGCTTGCAATATTGATTGTATAGTTGAATAGTATTTAGGTACTAATGTTTCAAAGCCTATAACTTCACAAAATGGAATATTACTTGTTTTTACTGTTGTTGTCGCTCCATCTGTATAGTTAACATTAAAAGCTGTAGATTGTATTTTTAAATTTAATAACCTCCAATCACTTTTTAACCATTCGTTTGTACTATCTTTTAAACCATCTATTTTAGGTATTATAAAACCGTTATATCTATTCTCTAAAACAGTAGATGGGTGAGCTAATTTAACAACACTTTTTTCAGGTTCTAAATTTTCACCCGTTAAATTGAAATAATAATCATTTTTAGTGTCTGAATTAAATACTTTGTCGGTATCTAATTTGAATAAAAAGTTGTTTTTCTTCGCATAGTTTCCAAATTTAAACCCCATTTGATTTTGGTTCTGAATCTTATTACTCCAATCTTTTGCTATTGATTTGTTTGAATTCACATCCTCAAATGAATTAAACGATATTGTTTTTGTAAAATTATCGGTTTGAATTATAATAGCTCGTAAATTTAGAATGTCTTTTAAAACATCACTCACTTTCATTTTAAATAAATTTTCAAAATACAAAGCATTTCCGAAAGTTATTTTTGGACTTGGAGTAAATTCTAGATAGTGAGGAAAAACAACTGAAGGGCTTTGAGAATTAACACTCCCCATTGCACCTAAAAAAGTTGTTACTGTTTGATAATCAGTTAAATTAACTATTTGATTTCTATTTGTTTGTGGAACTTCCAATGTTAATGTCACTTTATATACAGTATTTGCAATAAATGTCATTTCAGGTGTTTCAATATCTATAACAATTCTAGTTAAACCGTAAACACTAGGCCCGTAAATAATAGGCCCGTAAAGAGCAATAGTGCCAGTAACATCTGAAATTGAAACATATACTTTAACTGTTTTGGGTGAAGGTGTAGCTATACTACCACCAGTATTTGTAAGTGAAAAAAACAAATCATATTCACCTGCAAATCTTAATTTTCCAACTTTACCAGTTGTTGGTTTAAAAATCCCTAATGCAAAGTCAGGGTTATTGTTTTCATTTCTGAAACTAGGAAAATAATTTATCCAAGACGTAGAACTCCCACTTGGTATATTAGTATAAGTGCTTAATGTAGATATTAAAGGTTGACTACTTTTAACCGCTTCAGTTTGTGGAATTAAAAAATTATCAGGGCTTAAAATCATGTTTAAATGATCTGAACTAGTCAAATAATTACCACTAAAATTATAACCTATTTTCTCACTTAATCTATTGAATATTCCTTTCATTGTTAAACAAGGGAGTAACTGTCTAACATCTACATTTGCCGTTGTGAATAAAGTATCTATATCAGATCTCCAATCAATTAAAGGAAAAATAAAATAATTAGTAGTATTCATGACATTATACATGTTCCACCAATCAGCATCATTTTTGTACAATTCACCCACTGATATATCGCCAATTGCTTCAATTAAATCTAAATTTCCCGAATAAACATTAACATAAAAGAAATCGTTATCAGTAGATTGAATTTCAGCTACTCCGTCACTAACTATCTCAACTCCATTTTGCTTGTAAGTTGCTTTTAGCTTTTTATAAGGCATTAAACTAGCCGTAGTTTGCAAGTTTGACCACTCAAATATTTCTCTATTTGTTTTTGTTATTGGTAGCTTAAAAGTATTCGAAAAATTTCCTTGTCTATTTTGCAACTCACCGATATTATTAGCACAAAACGTTAGTCCGATATTGGTATTTTCGCTTAAATCTACCCTTCTATCATTGATAATTAGCTCGTTCATTAACCTTGAATAAATATGTAAGGTAATTCTAATGTTATTTGTATTGTTGCTCTTACATCCGTTGTATCGTATAGCTTGAATGATCCAACTTGAGGTCTTACCGTTTGCCACATAATTGGGTTATCAGAAACTAACATTTCCACACAAGGTGAGTATAGCATAGTTTTTAAACCTTCTATATCCTCAATGTCAACCGTAGCATTTACTATTAATAAAGGTGTTGCATTCTTAGATATATCAGTTATTTGACCTCTTGCAATTGAAAGATCAGAAATATAAGGTTCGTAAGTTCCAGCATTTGAGGTAACTATTCCCTTAGTTTGCACTTTGTGAAATAACCAATGTTCACGGCCACCTAAAGTATTTAACCATGAAACGAAAATAGGATTTTCCTTACATTCTCTATCTATTTTAATTGTCTTTTTTTCTGTAACTCTCATATCTTAAGAAAAACCTTGTTCATATCCATATTCATATCCATTATGCTTAGTATATGGCTGATAATAATCCATTACATATTGATCATTCGGATCATATTCAACTGGGAAACCATCTCCTTCGCCCCATATATAAGGGTCAATTTCTGTTGGCAAAGCTTGTGTATCTAACCAAACATCTATATATTTAATATTGCTAGTATAACCTTCCTCTAACATTAATCGATTAGCCAGTTCACGTTGTGAAAGATTAAGTAAATAAGAAGAAGACGTTATAATTGTACCGTTAATGTCTTTTTGGTCTTCTAAACGATAAATGTCAAAATTTTCAAGTTGGTTCGAATAAATGAAATTTAAACTGAATGGATAATTAACAAAATATGTAGGCCTTTTAAATACACTTTGAAATTTAGCTTCTCTTGTTGTGTCGGTGTTTGGCTCATATTCAGCCATATTATAACCATATTGATTTTGAATTTGATTTGCTGAATTCGTATAATAAAATACATTTGAGTCAACTAGATTGCTATAGTTGTTAGTGGCATTTGGAGTTGTTATTGTTATATATAACCATTGCCTTATCTGAACATTAAACCTAGTACCTTCACCCCATTGACCTTCATTTATTTTATTATAAAGAAAATCATTTTGATTAATTGTTTTTGTTGCTAGCAATTCTTGAACATTAAATCTAGCTATTCCATTGCTATCAGTTTTCGCTTTTAAAGTGCCTATTTCTTTATATTGAAAGTTATTCTCAGTATAAGAAACTTTCATTTCTAAATAATATAAGGCATCCATAAAATTCAAGGTACTGCCTATATTAGGCACTTGACTACCAATAGTAATATTTACATCAAAAGTATAATCGTTTATAACATTAATTATTGTATAGACTATTGTAGACGGAGTAAATATAGATACTCTACCGCCTTTTTTCACATTAAAATAGCTTAACGGTGCATTAATAGTTAATCTAGTTGCCGATATTTGACCACCTGAAAATAATGCTTGAACTTTTGCAATTGTTGCATCTCTTCTTTCAACCTCAAATGTTATAGGCTGATGAGCAGGTAACCATTTAAATGAATTACCATTTATTATTTGAACTGGTCTTTTAATTATTGCAAATCCCATTTATTTTACTATTACATTAGTTATTTGAACATAGTACCTTTGTCCTATCAAATTTAACAAATTATCTATTCTATTTGTAGTCAAAATCGGTTCAAAAATATTTTGTTTTCCTCCTTGTTGGTATAGCTTAGTTCCATTTAAGTGAATAGACTTAGAAATACCCCAACTTAATTGTTCACTTGTTGGAACATTACCGTCTTTATTTGCTTTGCCTGAAATACCTTTTTTCTTTATCCAACTTAAAATGGCTTTTTGCAAAGTAGGTGAACCAGTTTTTGCACCCATTGATGTCGGTTTTCTACCATTCCATAAAACCGATATAAATGGAGAAGCATAAATAGTCATACTATTTTCTGTATTTTCAGCATACATTGTAGAACCCAAAGAACCACTAACCTTTTTAAGTTCAGGAATAATAGTGTTGGTAAATTGATCGAAAATCTCTTTATTTGTTGACATAATAAATAATTGACCCAATTAATAACCAACTAACTACGGTAATTATCCAAAGATATTTTTTAGTATTTAAATGCATACACCATCTGAATTAATCATTCTTAAGCTAAATGGCATCATAACACCACTCATATTAGTATCGAATAAGTTTTGAACCTGAACGCAAGTTTCAACCTTTAAATCACGTACATTATCTACATCGTTTTCTAGTAATATTTGAAATTCACGTTGAGCATTTTCAGCCTTTACAAAGATACTTTCTTGTTGCGTATCATTGTCATCTAGTTCAGACTTGAATAAGAATAAAGCTACACAAATATAAGTACGTTGAAACGCTCCTGTAATAGCAATAGTTGGAGTATATTTCATAGGCATATCTAAATAAACAGCGGGTAAAATTTGTTCATCAGCCATTAAATTTTGAAATTGAGTTTCGCTATGTAGAAAGGTATAACTTTCACTATTTGATGTCATGTTATTAACGTGACCATTTACTAATTGTTTAATTGTCATTTGTCTTTTATTATTTCTGAATAGTTCTTCTCAAATTTAGTACTTATATTTTGTTTTAATAGTATTAAAAAGATTAAATTATACGGTAACTGCTCCACTTGTTCGTGTGTATAGTTGTATTTTTCCGCTATCATATCAATAGTATTGAAATCACCTAGTTCATTGAAGCTATCAATACCAGCCATTTTTTGCTCTATTGTTATTTCAGATTTTAACCGTTCATTATCTCGTTCAATTATCTTTGTTAACCTATTTAATAGATAGCAATAGGCTTGAAATACGACCTCGCAATCTAATTCTAAACAATCTACACCTGAATACAATTTGATAACCTCATAAACGTTGGATATGTCCCTACATGCTAATATTTTTTTCTCATAGCTTTGTTCACCCAAATCAAAAGGTAGTTCAACATTATCTATAAAATTACTTTCTTCAAACTTTGTAGGGTCATCCTGGAGAAATTCTAAATAGGGAGTAATTACCTCAATATCTAACATCAATATTTCAACCTCATTTAACCCTGTCAATATCTGAATAGCTTGTATCTCGTTTGAACTTTGAAGTTTCAAATAATCTTTGAATTTAATATCACTCCAGCTAGTAGGTATATTGAAATCCTTTATTTGCGTATTAAATTTTATCATAGTAAACGGCTTCGAGGTGCTTTTGCTTTTGGTTTTGACGTAAAGAAATACCGAATTCCGTCGATTGCGTGGTTAAAATTATCGATTGGTTTATTTAGTTTATTACCTTCACGATCAACAGCCCACGTGTAAGCTCGTAATTCTTTGATTATATTCAAACTATTTGAGGTAACGTAAAAGTTATTCTCTTGCATTCTTTGAATACCATACATAATTGAATCAGCTCCCTTAGTTGCACCGATTATTTTCATACCTAAACTAGATAATTCTTGTATTGATTTTGGCTCGGCACTATCCGCAATAGTGTAAATTGAATTATCAATATTTAAAGACTTAAATTCTCTCCATATTTCGGGGTTGGTTAAACCAGTACGATATATTCGTTCATCAAAAATATATTCGTTATTCCATTGATAAATATCAGTAATTGTCGTAGGGTCGTTAGTATAACCGAAATCCATTCCACGTCCCACAAGTTTAGCATCTAAAGGTATTTTGTCAAGTTGTTTCCACTCTTTAAAAATTACACCTTCTAAATTACCGATTTGACCTAAGCCGTAAACTTTCCACCAATTCTCCCAATATGAAGACGTTTTTGCTTTCTCCCTTGCACTTTCTATCTCTTTAATAATTGATTGTTCTAAGGCTTCATTATCCTTATAAGTTAAGACAATAAAGTCTGTATCCTCGTGACCTATTAACTCCTTATCCACCCAAAACTCTGCGACTGGGTTGTAATCCAAATAAATGAAATCACGTGTACGAATAGCTAATTGATAATAACTTTCCCAATCTACATTATTGCACTCGTTTATAAATAAAACATCACGTCTTGCACCTCTCAACTTGTTAGGTTGGTCCGCACTAAAAAATTCAATGTAAGAACCGTTTGAAAATTTATAAGTTAACGACGATTTATTCCAATTATTATCGTTGTACATTCCTATCATATCCATTATTTTAAGAAAGTCACGAATAGCACCCCTTCTTAAATGCGGTATAGTTTCTGAAACAACTGATATTTCCTTCTTTGGGTTTTTAACTGCGTAGTCTATTAAAAAAGGTATAATCGTAAAGGTTTTACTCGCTGAAGTTCCACCCCGTACAACTCTAATCCTCTTTAATAGTTTCGCTATCTTCTGCTGTGCTGTCGTTTCTTGTAACATTGATATTTATTCCGTTAAATATAGGTTTTTCAATCTCTTCTGTTACTTGATGATTCATTGATAATTTTCTTAATTCCTCTGGACTTGCAATCAATTTCATCAAAGCCATTTGAAGAGCAGGAGCATTTGACTTGTACCATTTAGAACGCATCGATACTTTTAATTCAATACGATTAGTTTCTAGCAATCCTTTTAGCTCGTTCGATTCGTTTGAATCCAATGGAAAAAAATCATAATAAGTTGTCTTATTACAGGGTAAGAACGCCACAATATCCTCAATGAAAAACAACTTATGCTTAACTATCATTTCCTTTGCTTGCTCAAATATCTTTTGTTTATCGTATGCCATTATATAATTCCATTATCAGCAAATGAATAAAAATTGTCAACTGTTAGAATAATATGATCCAATACAGTTACATCAAATAATTTCATAGCTTCTTTTATTTTTTTTGTTATATCAATATCTTGTGAGCTTGGGGTTAAATTACCACTTGGATGGTTGTGAGCTAAAATAATTCCAGTTGCCAAACTATCTACTACATATTTAGCAACTATTCTAACATCAACGACTGTTCCTGTTATTCCTCCTTGACTTATTTTAGCATATCCTAATGTTTGATTTTGATTATTTAAAAGTAATAAAAAAAAACTTTCATAAATTTCAATATCATCTGAATAAAATTGTCTTATAAATTCAGTTGAAGTAAATGAATTAATAATTTTCGTTTTTGGAAAATCAGTTTGATTTTTTCTTAATTCGTAAAGTGTTGCTGTTTTCATAATCTTAGTTTTTTTACAAATATGGCAATATTTTTATATTAAACAATTTTTTTGTAAATTTTAATCTAAATTTTTAAATGCTTTTAAAGGGTAAAAAACAAGTGAATTTCTATAACCATTTTCGTGTGTTGGTATAATTGGAGTTACTCCATGAACATTTCTCCAAGCGGGATAAACTAACATTGAATTATCACAACTATCCATTGTAGCTCCATAATCTGGTACAGTAGTATTTCCGCCTTTTGCGTTCATTTTTTTAGCTATAATAACATTTACACATCCTTCTAAATTACCAGCGTCTCTATGGAACGGAGCTGAAATATTATAATTAGAAATAGAACTTGTAAATAAATCTCCAAAACGATATTTTTCAGAAGTGTTTTTTTGTATTATTTCTTTTTGTTTTTCGTAAATATGTGGAGTTAATTCTTTTATTATTTTCTCACTTTCTTTAGCTAATAAAAACATAGCTTTTATAAATGTTTGAGCGGATTTAACAGAGTGAACACTTGAAACAGTAGGGTAAGGTCTACGCATATGTGGTTTTGGTGGTACACCTCCTAATATTGTGCTATATTGTAAAACTTCCTTTTCAGAATTACCATCACCAAAACCGCTTGACCTTTTCATTGTGCTTTTTGGTACATTCTTACTCCTTAGTTCCTTATCAGCTAAATCAGCTAATTTAGATGCTTTTTCTGAATGTTTTGAAATATCTTTAATATAGAAACCTATAGCTTCATTATTAAAATAAAACATACTATCCTCAGTTATATTTGGTTCTATATCCCCACAAACATCGCCAATTTTAACATTGTGTTCTATTTTCACTAAATCAATTCTTTTCATTTTATTATTCTTTTATAATTTAAAGCAAGTGATTTTATATCTGTTTTCATATCTATTCTGTCACCTTTCTTTTTTAAAGTAACAAATGGATGCCATTCATAACACATTTTCCTTGCACTTTCTTCATCTTTTTTTGCCTTGTATTCACTTTGTAACCCTCCAACATTAGTTGATACATCAGGACAGTTATAAAAATATTTATTAAATCTTAAAATTCCGTTACCGTTTTTAATAGTTTGTAGGGCGAAATCCCTATCCTCTTTTAAATTAAATTCAGGTCTGTAATTCCATTTAATTTTAGATATATTCATTAACACACAAACTTCTGCAAATTTTTTATTAATTGAATAACTTGTTTTTTCAGTCCAAGCTAATTGCCTATAATTTATGCCTACTAATTCAAATGGTAAATCTTTAACTTTATTAAAAATATCTAACCATATACTAGCATCTTTTTTTATATTGCCATTGTCATATATTCCAAAATGGTCTACATCATCATCACAAATTATAACCCAATCATAATTATTTTTACGTGCATAATTTAGCATAAAATTACGAACATATCCTATTCCTTTATCATTTTCTAAAATAGATATTTTATTAGGAACTTGATACTTTTCTATTTCTTGTGGTTCAATAAAATGTCTTACCTCAATTCCAACAAGTTGGAATAATTTATAAGTTTTTGTGTTTAACCTACCTTTTGTTGGTATAAAACAAATCATAATAAATCCTTTTCATATTTTAATTTCTCAACTAATAAAGCACCTACATAAACTTTTTTATCTCTAAAAAATTTAACTAATTGTTGAGCATCTTCATAATGTTCAGCTTCGAACTCAATTTGTATAGCTTTTTTAACTCCGTTTGTCATATCCTCTAATTGGTCGGAAATATCATCATCGTCTAATATTGAATAATCTACATCGGTATCAAAAGTAGGCACGTCTAACCCCCATTCTTCTAACATATCAACATCCCATTCATTTAATAAATCCCAATCCCATTCACCGCCTGAAACATTATCTTTTATTAGAAACTCCTTTTGTTGCTCTTCAGTTAAATCGGTTACAATAACTGGTATTTCTTTTAACCCGGCTTCTTTACAAGCCTTGTATCTCATATTACCACCTAGAATAATCATATCCTGATTAACTACAATAGGTCTAATATCTAACATTTCAGGAAAGTCTTTAATAGACTGAACTAGTTTTGTAAACTTATCATCCTTAATTATTCTAGGGTTATTTGGGTTGAGTTTTATCTCGTTTATTTTTAAATATTTCATAAAATAAGTGTCATTTGTTTATTAAACATTGCATCTACAACCGTACTACAACCGTATCTTTTAACTGCTAAGTCTATAAAGTAAGGTTCTTTCCTAACTCTATAATTTGACTTTACTACAGGCAAAGGGTCAATTAAGATACCATCTACAAATGTAGCTTTGATATTCCTAACTTTACAGTATTCCTCTAATTTCTCTAGTTGTAACATATTCTTTCATAAAGATAATAATATTTCTCACATCTTATATTTTCGTAGACTACTATTTCAATCCACTGGAATAGTTCTTTTGTCATTTTTTAGTTTTAAAAGTACTGTAATTGTTTACAATATAAATGACAAATTCACGCATAAAAACACTGTCCTTCTCAGACTTGTACCATTCAATAGCAACCTTATGTAAATCACTTAGGACACCGTGCTTTGTTATTATATTTTTTCTATTGGGCAAATCTAAAATTGGCTGTATTAACATAGTTCTTTTATTTTAGCTTGTAACTTATTAAATTGATCTAATAATTCATTGTATCTACCTAATAATAGAAAGTAAGTATCTTTTTGTTCCTTAATCTTTTCCAAATAAAGCAAGGCATCCATTAATTCCTCACTTAAATGATTATGAAAGTCATCCGTATTATTATCTTTTAAAGTAGTTCCATATTTTTTTATGCCAATTTTAGACCGCTCTTGAAATTTATTTACAACTTTCTGAACTATATCATCTTTTTTAGGTTCGTTGTTTGATATGTTAAATGTAGCCGTTGCAACGCTTATAAAGTCGCCTACTTTAGTAGTATTGTCTGCTACTAATACTCTACCCTTAAAATATTCGTCATGCATTTCTTCCACTTGTACAATTAAGCTTGTATGTTTACTTTCTGCTATTATATTTTTCATCTTTGTTCTAAGTAAATTTTAATCATTTTTTCAATTGGCTTATCGATATGTTTTTCTCCATTTTCACGAAACCACATAAAGAAATCTAGTAATTCTTTTTCCATTAGTCCTTAATAAAATTTCCATTAATTGTTTGTCCTGTTCTGTTTTTTATTTCATCATAAGCTGACTTTAAACATTCGTCTATATCAAAACCTAACTGATTAGCTAAAATTATTAATACTACTTGTATGTCCCCTAAAGCATCTATAATTTCGTACGGGTCTTTATTCAATATTCCAATTAACAACTCATTACTTTCTTCTTGTAGCTTTGAATATTGCTTTAAAGCGTTTTCGTTGTGTAAAAGGTTACGTTCGTTCGCCCACTCTAATACTTTTTCTTTTATATTTTTCATAATCTATTTTATTTTTCGGTGCTAATATACTTATTTTTTTTCTACAATATCAAATTTTATAAATTCTTTTCCTTTTTCTACATTAAATTTTTGAGCTTGTAATTCATATATGTCACGATCATTAAAATCATATTTAATTGTTAAACAATCCTGAAATACTTTAATACAATTATCTAAGTCTTGAAGTTTAGAAGATAAACCAAATTCTAGTATCAATTTATAAGGTGCTCGACCAATAAATTTAATCGGTAACTGGCTCAAAACCTCTTTAACATAGTCTTTATGTACTTGATTTTTAAATCGTTTCCCCTGATAACAACTATTAACCGATAATGCTTTTATATTTATTTTTTCCATTTTTTCTATCTTTTATATTATTGTAAGCCATTGACACTATTTGTAAGTTATCAATATTATTATTTAAAGGATTATTATCAATATGATCTATAACCGTTTTTCTATCTGTTTTAATATAATTTAAAAAACATAGTGCCATTAATGAATGTATTCTAAATGTTTTTCTTTTACCATTTTTATATAAACTTATTTGAGGATAATTCCTTCTTAAAACTCCACTCATATGATAATTTATTATTCGTTCATTAAATTCACCATTTTTATAAAATCCTTTAATTATACCGTAAGAACTTATCTCATAAAGTCCTTCATAATCTTTTATTTTTACCCAAGTTTCCATAATTATATCATTTTTATTAGTTCTTCGTTCTTTTTAATCTGATTATTTGTTTCTGTTTTTGCTAGTAACCAAAGTTTCTCCAAATCAAAACTTCTTTGTCTTGAAATATTATATTCCATCTCTAACTTTTTAATCGTTTCTAAGCAATATTTTAAGTCATTTGATATTTCTACTAGTCCAACCTTTTTAAATTCACTAGTCGTGCTTAAATTAGCCTTTACAATCATTTTACTCATCGTTAATAAAAGATTTGTTTTTGAAACGCTAATCATTAAATCTATTTTATCCATTAAAAATCTGTATTTGGTTGAATTGCTTCGTTAGCCATTATTATATTTTTTCTCTTTATGCAATCAATACCACCAACTTTAAACCCTAATCCTTTGTTATAATCTAAAAGAACTGGACTATTTAATTTTGTTGGCATACCACCAGTATCGGTATCTTTTACCTTTACAACTTCACACATTGTTAAATTCCACATATCAGGGTGTTGTGTCATTCTATGTATTACAATAAAGTCATCAGCTTTATTCGCAAAAGCTTTTCCACCTTCTATATCACTTTTTAATGGTGGCATAACGTGACCTGCCCAAGCGTGTTTATCTGGAAAAATTGCTGAACGTCTACCACTTGCTGAACTAGGGTGAGTATTTACATAAATTGTTTTTCCTGTTTTTGTAAAATGTTTTAAATCATTTAATACATCGTAATTACTAGAATAACTCATTGCAGTTTTTAAACCATTGAAAGGGTCAATAAGATAATTATCTGTATCTGAACTATGGAAAACATTTAACAATTCATCTGGAGTATATCTTTTTTGATTATCTACAAACTTAAAATAATGTTCCATTTTCATTTCTCCCTTTCTTAATTCTGTTGGAGTTAAATCTTTGAAAGGCTTACCAGCATACATTTGTATTAAATCTCTCATTACCTTACCTTGATAGTTTTCGTCCATAAATAAAGTAAATGTTAAATCATATTGACTTGCTAAAGCTAAAAAGTACCATTCCATAAAATAAGTTTTACCAACATTATCGTGTCCTAGAATTATATTTAATTGCCCTGTTTTCCAAGTTAAATGGTCATCTAAATAACAACCTATTCCTTTACCAAATTGAATTTTACCATTTAAATAGTCGTGTAAATAATCTGTGCTATGTCCTGAAGGTAGTATCATAATAATTTATTTGCGTTAACTTGTTTCATAACATTTGCAACGTACTCATCTTCGTTACTTAATTTTGTTTCTATGGTTTTTAAAGAATATTTATCTAATGTTTGTGAACGAGATATAAATTCAGGTGTACAATATTGATAACCGTTATCTTTATGGTATTGATTTTCTTTTAAATTATCAATACAGTTTTTAATATCCTCTATTTCATATCCTTCTTTTATTCTAGATTTATATTTAGCTTTTATATTATCATTTACTTTTAAAAAGTTTCTTCCAAATGAATTATTAATGTATTTAAGTAAACGATCAAAGTCGATAGGCTTTGCAATAGTGTATTCTACTTTCTCTTTCTCTTTCTCTTTCTCTTTTACTTGTAGTGAAGGGTCTACCATAGGGTGTATGTCACCCCCTACCATAGGGTCAAATAAAGTCTTTTTTGTTTTGTCTTCCCATCCTTTAACTTGCTTATCAATACTGTGTTTTTGAGATATATAAGCAAATTTTACCATTCCGTTTAACTTAGGTTCGCACCCAGTAAATTGACGTTTAATTAAAGCATCATAGAAAGTTAACCTATCTTTATCATTAAGCTCCTGAGCAACCTCAAAATAACTTAAATAAAACTTAAATAATAGCCTTTCCATAACTAATCTAATAAAGCAATTTGTTTTCTTAACTCTCTACTTAATCTAATGGCTGTAGGTTTGTCTAATGCTATAAATTGTTGGTTATAATCGTGTTCACAATCTGTATCAGTTATTAATACCACAATTTCATTATTACCTACATAACATTCTAATTCTCTTAAATCAGAACTTGATCTTTGTGTTCCTTGGAACGATAATTTTACTGCCATAATTTGTGAATGTTTTACTAAACAAACAAAAGTTAGTTAAACGTAAAAAAGCCATTTAAAAAAGGACGCTCGACTATCCTTTGATAAATGACTTTATAATAATTTTTTTGGAAGTGTCGAGCTTCGAGTACAAATATACTAAATATATTTGTTATAAACTCTTTTTTTATAAACTTTCACTCTTTTTTTCCTACTATCTCTAATTTTCTGCTGTTCGTTCCTACTTTTTTGGTCAAATTGTAGCATTGATTTTTGTTGTTGAACTAAATTAGCTTCGTGGACGCTGTATGTTTGGCAAGAAAATAGTAAGAAAATTATAAGGTATTTCATTTTGAATAATCGGAAAAGTTTTTTTCACCCATTCTTTTAATAAAATGTTTAATATTATTTCTGAATAAACCTATTTTTTTGTTTGGACTAATTGCTGAAAGTAAATCATTTTCTTCAATATCAATATAACCAGCTTCAATCATTTTATCATAATCGTGAAATACATCTGAATGTCTATCGTTTTCTTTATCAATAAATTTATCTTGTTTACCTCCATACGAATAAATGACTACAAAATTAGTTGGTATCTCATCTTTTAAAGTTTCTTTAAACAAAATAACTTCCTTTGTATAAGCATAAAAAAATACTTCAGGATTTGCATTCATAATTGAAAACCATTCACGTGTATATTTTACATTAAAAAAGTCTCCAGCATCGTGAACACGAATGTTTTTGTTTAAATATTTCTTTTTTGATAATTCTAAATTCATCATTTGTAACCATTTTTCTGAATGATTTAACACCAAATCTAGTTTATCTAAGTGTGCTTTCCTAACATTTTTAAATAGGTAAGTACCATTTTTAGCATAACAAAATGCACCACATACTCCAGCGTTAGGACACGTATTAAATTTTTTACCATCATTGGTAATTACGTTATGTGCAGGTAATGTCCAGCCGAATATTCCTGTTTTTTTTAAATCACTATTTTGAGTGAATAAATTTATTTTTTCGAAGTCTATCATTTTGTAAAGATAAAAAAAACCTCGCTACTAATAACGAGGTTAAAACGATAATTTTTTAAGGATTGAATAGGATTATTCATTTTACCGTTTTGTTTTAACTATTCAGGTCCGTACGATACGCAACTAGAATAGTGTTAATTGTTTGCTTAATTTTAATTCAATTGATATTTTTTTGCACCACTTTATAGCTTTTGGATTTGCAATTTGCCATTGCTCAAATGTAAATGGATATGTCAACTTAATTTTCTTCATTATTCACGTATTTTTTTCTGTAATTGGTAATATTAAATGAAAAGTATTCTTTCTTACAATGTTTTAACACTATCCTAGCTTTAATCTTGCTTGACTTACAGAATAAAGTTTTAAAATCTTTACGTCGCATATAAGCTAGTCTGTGCTTATTCCTAATTAACGATTTACGTTTGACGTAATTTTCGTCTTTAATTTCTTGGTCCATCATTCAAATTCAGTTTTTATTATTTCTCTACCATTATCTAACATTCTATAACCTACATTTGCAAGTGCTGAATATTCATCTACTATATTATTTTTATCTTTATCTTCATTTAAGGTTATAACTGGCTCATTATTCCAATCATTTAAGGCATTGTAAAGCCTTTTTAATAGATAGTTAGGATTGACTTTCATTTGAGTTTCTAACAAGTCTAAAAAAGGTATCTGTAAAGATATTAATAAAGCAGTTTCACATTCGTAATATTCAGGATTACTTTTATATTCGTTTGCGTATTCTAGTTTTTCCAATTGTCTTTTTAATTGTATTTCTTTCTTATTCATTTTCTTAAAAATTTAGCATTTGCTATAAACTCATCCGCCATTATAATAGCATCTTGTTTAGATATAGTTGTATATTTACCTCTTTTATCTGTTATATAAATTTCTTCAGAAAAATCATATAATCTTACAATATATCCATAAATTGTTGACTGTATATTAGCTCCGCTTTCCTTTTTTGATAATATCTTTAAAGTATTTGCGAAATCAATTAAGTCATGTTTTTTAATAAAAAATACTGAAGCTCTATCAACTATATGGGTGTATTCTTTGTTTTGGTAACCATAGTAAAAATAAGTCATTGTGTCTTTAGAATTTTCTATATCCATTGATATATCCCAACCACCTGTTCCAGTAGCTAATTTTTTAGTTTCAGTCATTTGAGAGAAAACATTTGATGCTATAAACATCGCTACACTAATTGCTAATTTTTTCATTTCTTATCAATTTTAAATTTTGAACTATCTTTTTTTAAACTTACTAAATAATATTCAAGGCTTTCGTAATGAATAAAGTAAGTTGTTTTGTCTATTTTAATTGTTTTCATAACCAGTCTGAATTTAAGTTTCCTAAATAATATTCTTGATTTTCTTTTAAAGGCCATTTATTGTCTAAAAATTTCAAGGCTTCTATTCTAGTTGTAAAATGTTCATCTAATTGATCTATACATTCGCCATTTTCAAAAAGCATTATATAAATAGGTTTATTATTGTAATTATCTCCCAATGCTTCCTGGTAGTTACCTTCTCTGATTAATTGTTTATCTGATTTCATATTCTTTTAGTATTTCTTTTAATGTTGGTGCAATATATTCGTAATTTTCTCCTTCAAAATAAGGTTCTTCCTTGCTCCCAATTTCAGCTTGTTTAATGTAATAAATCATATTGTTTTAAATTTTCCTATTCTTGTAATTTCTTGTAAATCTTCCATTATGTTAATGTTTATCTCTTTGTATTTTGTATCATTTTTTAAGATTTCGTGTTGCTTAACATTATAAATGACTTGTGCGTGATGTCGTCTAATTAGCAATCCTACCTTTTCTAGCTGAATACCTAACTTATTGACCATAAACTCGCAAAAAATCATTCTATTATACACATTTGTTTGCTTTCGGCTTGTGCTATCCAAATCATATCTAAGTATGATCTGGCTAACATTATGTTTCATTATATCAAATATACTATTCAATATAAGGTCTTTTGAATAAGAATGTCTCTGATTCATAACACTGGTTTATCAATTAATGCAATTGTAATATTTTCACTTTCAAATCTATAGTTCTTATAGTCTTCATTCCATTGCACCTGGTAACCTTTATCGAATAAAAACTTTTCAAGTTGATCCGTATTCCAAGCTAGCAATTGAACTCTGTAGTCAGTAATTTCAACACTAAAAAAGTTATCTAAATTCAATTCAAAATGTAATCTCCAGGCATTATCTAAATTTGTTTTCATCTTATTTTGTTTTAATTGTGTATGTATTTCGTTCCCAACTTTTAAGGTTTTTTACCCTATCCATTTCTTTACCATATAATCCCCAAAAGTACATTGCCCACTCGTTAAAATCTTTTGGTTTATCTTTTGGAAAAATTGTTTTGCTAATTCTTAAAGTTTTCATAATTTCTAGTTTTTAAATTTTAGTTATTAAATATCCTGCAGTATACAACCAACCTAATGGTGTATTACCTCTTTGACTGTAAATTGTGTTTTCGTCTGCGGAAACAAGGTAGCAATTTCCTCTTATTTCGCTAATAAAGGCATTTTCACAAAAATATTTTGTTTGCCAATTTCTAGTGACATTTGTTTCAACGTTTACTCGATCTCCAATTTTCAATTCTGCATTCATAATTTCTAGTTATTAGTAATTGTTATCTGAGAGCAAATATATACATTATTCTTTAATATACAAGCGTTTATTTAAAATAAATGTAAAATAAAAATAACCAAACTATTAATTAGGTTATTTTCAATTAGTTATAAATAACATTTAAATACATTTAACACTTTCTCGCTTACTGGCATCTTATAAATAATGAATTTATTATAAGTTACTCGATTAATACTTTCCAATACTTTCTCCCTTAATGGTGACTTTGACTTCAACCCTACTATTATTCTCTGTTGAAATTCAAGTGCGACAAAGCTATTTCTAACCTCGTCACATTTGTTTTGATCTACTAAAATTTTCAAAATGGTAAATCTTTACTATCTTCTAAAATAGTGTTTTCAACTTTAACCTCGTTTGTAATTGGTTCAATTCTCCACGCATCTAATGATACAAAATTGCTTACTATTTGAGTAGTTGGGTTTGTCCAATCTTTACCGTTTAGATTACAACTTACATTAACCTCGTCGTTAACTTTGAATTTGTCTAATAAACTACATTTATCTTTCGTTACTTGAACTTTAAATGTGTTAGGGTACGTTTCATCCGTTAATACTTTAAACTCTCTTTTAGAGAATGATTCACTTACTACGATTGTGTCGTTTATTCCTACAATTCGACCTTTTAATTCAATGTTCATACCTGTTTGTTTTTATTTGTTTATTTATATATTCCTCAATTGTTCCTGTTGTATCAATGTAAAATGATTCATTACGTTCATTTACATTGTATGTTTTACTTTCTTTTTGTGATCGGAATTGCAAAACTAGTACAATTCCGATACAAGGCAATATTAATACCTTAAACATTTTTAACCATTATAGATGACTTGCTAAATGTTATTATTGGTCTTTGTAATACTTCACCCGTTGACTCATCTAAGCTACTAACTTTCGATAATGCCACTTGTTTATATTTTTCTTCAATTTCTTTTAAATTATCCTTTGCAATTTGCCACTCCTCAATGTCTGAGAAATCAATTAGTCTACGTCCTTCAACTTTGGTAATCATTTTACTACCATATTTAAAACTTTTTTCAGTACGGTTTTCCGCCTCTTCAATTGCTAGTTCCTGTACTTCCCTATTAACTTTATCCGCAATATCTTTTACTTCCTTAGAGATAGTGTATAGGCTTAAAGCGTCTAGTTCTCCATTTCTTACAGCATTTACCATCATTTCAAAATGGTCTTGTAAAGTAATTACAGTTGCTTCGGTTACTACGCTTAAATGAAAGGGATTTTCCGTTGGTGTATTTTCCCAGTATGTTTGTTCTTGTTGGTCGATGTCGTTTAAAATTTCCATTATAATTTATTTTTAATTGTTAAAATTTATTATTTCTTTTCTTACCTCTTGATAAAATTGCAAAACATTATTTGAGTAAGTATCTTCGCATTCATTTAAAATAAATAATATTTCATCAACAGCAAATAAAGCACAAACACAAGCCCCTATTATATTTTTTTCCCATACTCTTTTATCTGGATGAAATAACATAGTTTCTTGACTAAATTTATCAACTAATTGGTTTGCTTTTTCTTTTGGTGTCATCTTATTTTGATTTTTCGATTAATAATTTTTCTACTTCACTACTTACATTGTACTTTGCTTTGATTTGTTCTAGTGTGCCTTTACCCTCTTGCAATGCCGTTAAACATCGTAAAAAGTTACCACCACCAAATTGTAAAACTTCTTTAATAATAGGTGGTGCAAATTCTTTTTTCATTTCTTCAATGTATCTAACATCGTCAAATTTACCCATGAAAATATCAGCATTAAAACCTAACTTTGATATTGCTTTAGTAAGTGCATCTGTTTCTATTTTCTTTGCAAAATTGTCATCTACCATTGTATTTGCTCTATCCATAAATAATTTACAGGAATTTATGATCTCAAACTCCCCGTTCGGAAAAAAGAAAGTACCTTTAAATACTACTAGATTACATTTTTCAACTAAATCATAGCTTAGCGATATATCTTTAAATCCCCACTTTTGACCATAAACTCCAAACTGTTCAGTAACTTGCATAATTTGGTATTGCGGTGCTATAGAGGTTATTTCACGACCTCCTAGCTTTGCGTTTTTTGTGTACTTTGGGTTTGTTTTTTCAACTTTATTCCAAAGAATTAAATTTTCATTACTCATAATTGCTCGTAAATTAAATCTTTAATATCATTTATTTGTTTTTCAACTAAAATATCTAGTATTTCAGTATCTTGAACGTACACGAATAAATCGTAAATAGTTCCTCCCTCCTCAGGTTGCCAATAAGTAGCTGGCTCATAATTGTCAATGCTAAACTCACATCTTAGAGTTACATCTTTGTAATTGATTGTTCTTTCCATAATTAATTTGTTTTAGTTTGTGATACAAAGATACATATTCTTTTTTAATATACAACAGTAAATTTAAATTATTTTAAATAAAAAAAGTGAGATAGTGTTTAATTACCTCACTTTTAAACTATTAACTAAAACTAATTATTATGAAATATAAAGATAGTTATTATTTATGGAAGAAAAAACCTATTTCCTGATTTTGGTGGGTTTATTTGAAAGTGACACCAAGTCTTAGTCGCTGAGAAATCCTCCATCCACAAGCCAATCTCCTCCATTAGCTTAATATTATCTTTAACCCACGCTTTTAATTTACCATCTGCATCCGAAAAATCAACTGCTCTACCGCTTAAATGGTTACTTTTCATAGGTACTTTTGGAGGGTAAATTCCTTTTCTTGCGTATATCTCTAAATGATGTTTAGTTGTACGAAGTCCTGATGTTACTATCATAGGTTTTCCATACGCTGAACGAACGATATTAATACGTTTATGAAGCTCTTTTAAGTTGTCTTGTACTTTTTTATCTAAACTATCAAAACTTGCTTGATTGCTTAATAATTCATCTATAGTAATCATATCTTAGTTAGTTTAGCAATTGCAGTAGCAGTAGCTCCAATCGTTACCATTACTCCGCCAATCATAGCAGTAGCTGGTAAAGTTATTAAACCACCACCAATTAACCCTACAATTATACCTAAGTGAATAACTTTCTTGAAGAAATGTGGCGTCTCAGCGTTCCATCGTTTATTTAGTTCTCTCATTATTATATTGTTTTTAATTTATTTTGATATGCATTACTTGCTTCTTCTTCATTATCAAAGTAACCTAAATGTACTTGTTTTAATCCAATTTTAAT